ATTCCTAAAAGGTTTACCAAAAAGAACAAAACATAATGCATCAAGCATTGTTGATTTACCAGAACCATTTTCACCTACAATAAGGGTATCTGTATTTGTATTGAATACAATTTCAGTAAAGTAATTGCCGGTACTTAATATGTTCTTATATTTTATCTTACGAAATAAAATCATTCAGTAGTTTCTGTATTTAATGCTTCTACATAGAGTTCTCGCATAAGGGTTTTAATCTTATCATTATCTACATTGAGTGTTAAGTTATCAATATGTTTTGAAAGAAGTGTCATTGTATCTTCAGCCTGATCTACAACATCTTCTGTACCAGTAGTTATATCAGTAAAATCTTCAACTATAGAAATATCAGTTATACCAGATTTGTATAAAGTATCAATCATATTATCAAAAAGATATGGGTTGTCTTTGTTTATCACGATTACTTTGACATAAGTGTCCTTCAGTACCGTATAGTTATAATTCTTCCAATATTCAAAATCTTGTACCGAATCATCATAATTTATTTTTAAAAACATACGATATGGATTTTGTATAAAATCTAAAGTTCTTGTATTCAAATCAAAAATGTGAAATCCTCTGGCATCATTGTAATCAGCCCATGTCATTTCACCCGGTGTTCCAACATAGAAAATATGGTCATCATTAGATTTATGATGAAAATGGCCAGTTAGTACCATATCATACTTCTTTAATGTCACCCTATTAATTCCACCATGACACACAGTACCTCTATCCATCTCAAAGCCATCAACCTCAAAATGCCCAAAACAGAGTTGAGATTTGCTTTCGTTTATCTTGTTAAAGATTGAGGTTTCATTATCAGAACACAACCAAGGAACAACATCTACTTTTACACCATCAAAATCTAAAGTGACAAAATCATCAAATATAGTGATGTTTTTATATTCATTCAATAGTAATTGGGATGAATTGACTTCTAAAGTATTACGATAAGATACATCATGATTACCTAGAAGGGTATAGAATTTAATATTATATTCTTTTAGTTTATCAAAAAAATATTTCCTGCACAGATACAGAGAATTAAAATTGATAAACTTCCGTCTATCAAATAGGTCTCCTAGTTGAAAGACCGTGTCAATTTTGTTCTCAAGTAAATATGGGAAAAATATATTCTCATAGAATTTCTGGCAATATTTGTGAAACTCAATAGAATCGGCTCGCATTCCAAAATGTGTGTCTCCAAGTATTGCTAATTTCATTTATTATACCCTAAATAATTTATCATATTTAATATTATAACATAGTCTTATGGTGTATAGAGGCAATTTTTATATAAATTTCTCAAGGCCCTTTGTCTTTAGGGTGTTTTTCTGTTTGTTCTTTTTGTTTTCTTCAAAGGTATGAATAAACTCGGAAATGTTTTCATATATCTCAAACTGCTTACTTCCTCCATTACCATCTTCAACATACTCAAATTGGTTAAGTATGCCAAATTGTTCAGTTGCCTTATATTTGACGTATAGGTGTTTCTTCTCTTTCATTATCCGGCGAAGAAATGCAAAGTATATAATTTGGGTAAAATATGCAAATGGGTTCTTTGATTTCGTTTCATCAAAATTTCTAAAATACATCAGGCAATTTTCAATGCCATCTGATACCATTTCATCCCGAAAAGAGTATGAAGAGAAATTAGGTTTCCTAGATAGGTGGCTAGCAATCTTGAGAAAACATTCGCCAATATAGTTAGGTATCTGAGGATCATCTTTACCTTTAGTTTTTGCTGTGGTACACTTCTCTTTGTATTCTAAAAGCGCAGTCAAAAAATCTGCGTTATTCACATAATGCTTTATCATATTTGCCTTTCTTTCGCTTGACAGGTTTTAAAAATGTTGTTATAATACTGGTGTTCCGTTTCAATAATAGGATATAGCTAATGTAACCTATTATTCTTCTTCCTAATTAGCATGTCTGTTGTTTCTTCCATTGACATTTCCATAGATTCATCTTCTTCCTCATCCTCATCTTCCGATTCATCAAAATAATTACTATAGTTTCTAGAAGATTCACTCATCTCTTGCATTTGAGGGTGATGAATGATCTTATCATAGTATGCAATCAAATCATCCTTAGGATCATATGTCGTAAGAATATCCGTAGAAAAAATAGATGCAGAATTATTCTTGATAATCTCAATTGGAAGCCAAGGTAATAACATCATAACCGTACCTTTGATTGTTCTTTTGAATATCAAGTGCATAGGATTATCTAATGTGATTAGTTCAGTTTCATAGTCTTCAACATAACCAGCTATGATATCTTCTCCGCTCTGGAGCCTAACTATTTTAACTACTTGCGGGACATTATCCATTTTATGCCTTTAACTCTATGTTATAAAATTTATATGAAAACTTTTCTTCATCATAGATTTTTACTCTCTCGACAAAGTGTTTCAATGTAAAGTTGGTGAATTTACCTACACGAAGATCATCAGATATATCAAATAAGGTTGCTTGAGTTTTGTCATCACCAATTCTCAAACCACGGCCTATTGATTGAAGATTTCTAATTCTAGATTTAGATGGAGATGCAAAAATTATATTATGCAAGTTCCTAATATTTATGCCTTGTGAAAACGTGCCATATGAAGCCACTATGATAGCATCTTTTTCTTTTTCTGTAATGGCCCGAATAGATTCTCTAATCTCAACATCTGTTCCTCCATAAACAAAAAACACCTGTCTTTTCTTGGCTTGTTCTTTGATGATAGCATATAAATCTTTACCGTGTTTTTCTACAAACTGAAACAATATTAATGAATTTCCGGTGAGAGATAAAGCTAAATTTTTAATAAAATCATTTCTCTTTGCATTCATAATTATGTATTGAATCTCTGTATTATAATCCCACTCTCTAGCCAGCTTGCAAGTTTCTTCAGGATGTTTTAATATCAGACACTTTATTTTAAAATCAGCTAACTGCCCTTTTTCTATTAACTCAGAAGTAGATGTGGCCCTATAAACTGGACCAAACAATCCTTCTAGTACAAGGCGGTGTGTCTGTGTACCATCTAATGTGCCTGTACAACCAATACGATACTTAGCCTCAATGACGCCAGTTAAAATTGTTGTTAAAGATTTAGCTTTAAATTGGTGAGCTTCATCGCCAAATACAAAATCAAACTGTTTAAAGTATTCTGAAGGTTGTTTGTATATACTCTGCCAAGTAGATATTGATAGAAATTTATCTGTGTTTTTATCTCGACCAGCGTATATTATATGACAGTTTGTTTTTGAATCATACCCATAAGATTCAAAATCTGTGAACATTTGATTACATAAAGATGTTGTTGGAACAATCAATAACCCTTTACCGTATCCAGAGACCTGCAATTTGCAAAGTATCAAATATAAAATTAAAGATTTACCTGATGCCGTCGGTGATAGTAGAAGTAATCTTTTATTTCTAATAGCCTGAACAAATGAGTTTAATTGGTAATCTCTCACTTCAAGTGGTAAATTTAAAGTTCGTATAAATTCTTCAGCTTCAATGAGAGAGAATACTTCAGTAGATGAAATTTCTGAATTAGCCTCAATAGTATAATTTCTCTCTTCACAAAATTTCTGAATATAAGAAAATAACCCATGATATATTAAATTAGTTCTTAGATCAAATAATTTTATATAACCATCCCACATTTTATTTTTATAGGCTGGTACAAATTGATACCCAGGAACTCTAAATGAAAAATGAGAGTTTAATTCTTGGTAGATTGACTTCTCTGCATATACCCGAATATATGATTCATTCACCTTCTCTAAACGTACATCAACCATTAGATTCCTTGAATGAATTTTTCATAATCTATGAAGCTTCGGAGTTGGTAAGTTCTAGAATTCAACTCTTTCATTATACTGGTACAGATATCTACTATTTCATCATGTACTATTTTGTTTGCGACATGTTTATTAATGTCTTCATCACTCTCTAGATAAGTGGTAATCTCAGACTTCAGAACGTAGGGGAATGGTTCCCATCCATAATTCTTTAATTGGGCATCATCTAATTTGCCAGTATAATATTCCCATTTTAGTTTCTTCATTCTATTGTATTTGAATTCACACTCTCTAGACAATATACGATGTGAAGATAGAATGTTTAAATATTTACTGTGTAATTTTGGTATGTTTATTATTTCGCGGCCGGGCTCTGTTCTATCAATTATAGAATCTTGCTTCCACATTTCCAATAATTCTTCAAGTTGTTTCATGGTAAATTACCTCCTTAACAGGAGTATAACACAATGAAAAAATATGTCAAGCTATTTTTAAAACAATTTCTCTATATCGTAGTAAGAGTACCTAAATGTAGCATCGGCTGTTATGATTGAATCTGGTGTATCTGATGCATTCAATACAAAAGAAGTTATAGAGGTAGGAAAAACATCATAAAATTTAAATTTATAATATGGTGTATTTGATGAAGATAGTATCGTTATAGAGGCATCTGAATACTGAGGCTTATTGTTTGTTCTAAAATTAGATACTTTGTTAAGTTGGCCTAGTCTTTTGTATTCTTCATACTCTTTAGGGAAGGTCATAGCTCTAACCCAATCATGTATTTCTAACCACGATTTCATTTCTTCATCTACTAGAAATGTGATATTCAATAGGTCATAAATTGCTTTTTCGCCAGGGATATAAACATCTACAAAAGGAGTTGTTTGTTGAATCTCAGATAATGATATGCCTGGAATGCCTAAAGATTGACAAAAATACTGTAGATTTGGAGCTCTTCCAAAATTTAGTTGAAATTTATTACCATGTAGTAAATTTGGATTAGATGGGTTTCTAGTTATGGCTGTCATTTTGGTCTTTTGTAAATTTATTAAAATCGAGAATTTTCTCTGATTCTATTAGTTCAATTATCTTTGAGGTTAAGTTAATTTCTTGCCTGATAAAATTCATCCTCATATGCAATTCTTTTAATTGTATATTATAATACTCAATCTCTTTCTGTTTTCTTTTTCGTATATCAAGCAAATCTTGTAGTAGTATTATGCTCATATACTATTTATGCATAAAAAAAGAGGACCTTTTTTAAGGGTCCTCTTTTAGAACAATCTCTTTTTTATATTTTATTATAGAGATTTTGAAACATCTTACATTATGTTCACAACCTTGAAGGCGCGATAATAGTTATTAGTAAGACCAGTAAGAGCACCAACGCCTTGAGTTGTACCTTG